TTACGGCTCCGCAGCCCGTGAGAGCAGGTAGCGGAAGAGCGGCGATGTTGAAGCCGAAGTGAGCAGCTGTGGGTACCGCACTGATCCAGTCAGGTGCGGACCCGGGACCTGTGCCCCACTGTGGACTTGCCTGCGCAGTCTTCGCAGAGAGAGTCCATTCGAGCGTCCCATCCTCGATCGTGAAGTCGTTGAAGCGACCACCGAAGAGGTTCGGGAAGGCCCAGTACACGGCACGCGGAGTCGATCCCGTGCCGCACGCCTGACCCGCAACTGCCTGCCAGACCTCGAGGCTGAAGCGCGCGGTGACGTTACCCTCAGTGACCCAGAAGCCTGTGCCCGTCGTGGGACCGCCGGTCGTGATCACCGTCGCACCCGTGATGAGGTTCACGATGTCGGGGTCGACGGCGCAGAACTGAATGTCGAGCGTCGCACGAGTGAACTGGTCAGATCCAACATCGTTGACGCAGAACGCGCCCGATGCGTTGCGGAGCTGGTACTCGGTGCCGTCCTCATACTCCTGAGCAACGGCGACCTGAACGAAACCGTCCGTGACAACCTGACTGCCCGCACCTGTGACGGGCACGCCGCAAGTGTCGAGCTTGATGATGCGGATTCGCGTCCCCTGAATGGGAGCCGCGCACAGTGTCGGTGCAGCCATCTACTTTCTCCTACGCTCCGAATGTGTCGGCGGCGATGCCACCGATCTTGATCTGGATGGCCAAGTGGCAGCACTCCCAGTTCACAACGTACGTGCGCTCGGCTACCACGACGACGTCGTTCTTCGAACGATCGACCACCTCGCCGCTCGTCGAGCCTCTTACCTCGATGGGACCGCGACGAAGCTGAATCGCTCCTGTGGCATACACCCATCGAGAACCTGTGGGCAGTGAACCGTCAGGTCCAGTGCCAGGATACCCATCGCCCATGACAACCTGATGGTTACCCGGCGAGCGAAGGGAAGTTCCTTCACGTCTGATCAGTCCACGAGCAACCCAAGCTGTGACAACGGACGGCGGGGCGTGGATCACGCCTTCCGCTCCGTAGCACCAACCCAGAGCATCCTCTAGCAGGCCGAGACCTTCGACCGGGTCGACGCTAGCGCCGCCCGATACGACCACCGTAGCGGCGGTCTGTTCGATGCTGCCGTCTGAGCTGATGATCTGTGCATTGGCTGCAAGGTGAGGTGTGGTGCCATTCGCACCTGTCCAGAACTCGCGCTCAACCGCACGCTGCTCACCATTCGTGAGAGCGTCAGTTGCGTACTTGCGAGCGTCGTCGAGGAATCCTACCGGCCCACAAGCTGGAGAGCTGAACACCGTGAACGGTGTCGCTCCCAGGGTACTCATTGCATCGACTTGCACGAGCGAACCCGTGCCGGTAACCGCGCAGCTGTCGACCGTTACACTCGCAGGGGCACACGTACCGATCTCGGTACGAATGCCCAGCTGCCAGTGCGGGCCGGTTTCGGTCGGCAGCTGCGCGACCGAGAACAAGCCATAAGGAGATGTGACACGCGTCGGACGTGCGACGAGCGGCCGAGCAGTCGGGAACGTCAGTGCCACGTATCACATCTCCTTTAGCTCGAAGGTACTTTAGGCTCAGACGCCGGAGGTGGCGCAGGTGATGCCGGCCTGGCCGGTCATGCCGCTGACGCAGTGGTTCACCGTGACGAGGCGGGACTCATGCCCGATCTTCGCGGTGAGCTTGCACTCTTCGGTCCAAGCCGCGGTGTGGTCGTTCTTGGCGTTGAGAGCGGAGTCCCGCACAACGCCGAGGTTCAGGTCGAGGCCCATGCCCACGACCCAGGTACCAGCGGCGTACATGAGGAACTGGATGTTCTCCGGCCAAGCCGTGCGCGGCGTGGTCTGCCCGAGCTGATCGCCCGAGCCCAGCTGCCAGTCACTGACGAACTGGACCCGCACGTAGCGGGCATCGAAGTAGTCGCCGATCTGAGCGTCGGTGACGGCCAGCATGTCGACGCCCGTGCGCTTGGCGAGATCCGAGCGGACCGCTTCCTTGACCCAGCGGGGGAAGACGACCTCGAGGATCTCGTTCTCGCACATCCGGTACTTCTCACGGTAGTCAGCAGCCTGCAGACCAACCGCTCCGAGGAGACCGGTCGTGGTGGGAACATCCGTGCCGGTGACCGCCACGGTGGTGGAGCCAGCGACGATGTCGGCGATGATCCGCTGGTTCATGATGTGCTCATGAGCGTTCATCACGAGACGCAGGTAGTTCTGGATCATCTCCGGGTAAGCCGACTCGGTGAGGTTACCGGCGGTGATGCAGAGGCCGTGGCACGCGAGCCGCAGCTCGTTGAACGACGGGCACGGGACCCGGACGCAAGGCTTGGTGCCATTGCCCGTGACAGCCGCGATGTCGTCCGCCTCAGTCCAGAGCCAGATGTCATCAAGCGCATCGGCGATCGTCGGCGACGTGGGCCAGCGGATGCCGCCCCGAGTAACGCCAACGGTCGGAACATCGAGGATGCCGTCGTTGCAGGCGATGTTGAAGAAGTCGTAGATGATCGAGCTCGGAGCGCACCAGCCGCCGGCGGCGACCAGAGTGCTCGGGTCCGAGGCACGCTTCATCACGTCCCAGATCGCAGCGGGAGCAGCTTCCCGATCCAGAACGATCGGGTACTCCTTGCGGATGGTGGCGACGGCCGTGTAGCCCGAGGGCATGGCCAGCGTCTTCGCCCGACGGTGCATCGCGTCGGTCAGGATCTCGAGAGTCTCGAGCTGACGGCCAGCGGCGTACATCGGAACATCAGGAGCGGTGACGATCTGCGCCGTCGCCTGACCAAACCCCACCTGGGGGTCGGGAGCGCGGCGAGCCACCTCGGAGAGCGGAACATTGAGCCGCTTCCGCTTCACGACCAGAGCGCCAGTGCCTCGGGTCGGTCCAGCTGCCGTGATGGGGGCCGGCTCATTGACCGGAGCAGGCTCCGGCTCAGGCTCGGGTTCGGGTTCCGGCTCGGGCTCAGGCTCCGGGTCGGACTCGACCCGCACGCCCATCGTCTGAAGCTCGGCATCAAGAGCGGCAACCTCAGCTGCAAGCTCGGCGCCTTCCTCAGCCCGACGGTTCGTCTCGGTCTTCACACGCTCAATAGCAGCGGTGATGGTGCGGAGCTCGGAGACCTTGTCTCCGGAGAGCTTGCCCTCGCCTCGGATGGCGTCGAACGTACGCAGGAGCTCGGAGCCCAGCGTGTCGAGGTCGGCGTCGGTCAGGCCAGTCAGGTTCTCCGGAACGACCAGGTTCTCATCGCCTCCGGGGTTCTGTTCGGGATCCATAGTTTCCTCACGTGGTGATCGGTGTCTTCACCGTCCGATCCCTCGAGCCGTGAGGTTCCTCCAGCTCCCACGCGGACTATATCTACGCGTGGCTTTCGCGGTGGATCACTGAACCGCGCTGGCGCTTGGCACCAGTTGTCTAGTGATGGATTGTATAGCAATCGGAAGACTCCGTCGACCACGGACCAGGAACTCCGTAACAAAGGTGTAACATTTCTGACGAAAGATTCTCACGAAGTTGTTGACTCCGAGGGTAACTTGTGATAGAATGTTCTTGTAAGGTTGAAACGGACCGGAGGGGAAGAGATGAACCGCGCAGCGAATGAGGCCCTGAACGATTTCCACGGGCAGCCCGAACGGCTGCTCAGCGCCCGTCTGGATGGCAATCGCTGCACCCTGGAGCGCTGGGCCGACGGTAGCCTCCACGGCTGGGATGGAAGCAACGGCCAGGCCTGCAGCGACGCTCAGCTCGCCGAGCTGCGGCGGCTTGCCCAGGTCTGACAACCAACCGCACGTTGGGAGCCCGCCGCGAGGCGGGCTTCCGCAGTTTCCAAGCAGTTCATCGTGAGGAATTTCCTGGGAATCTTCTCACGAAACTATCGACAAGACCGCCCGGTTGTGTTAGAATGTTCTTACAAGGTTGATTGAAGGAACCAAGGAGACAGAGATGGACACGCGACCGATGAGCCAAGCCCAGCACAACTTCCTCACGAAGCTGCTGGCGGACCGGGCGCCGGATCTCGACACGGCCGATGGCCTGGTGTTCGAGCGGTACATGGACTTCGTCGGCGGCGGCAAGTTCATCGCGATGAGCGAGGCCAGCCTCCTGATCGACTGGCTCAAGACCCAGCCGCGCACGGGCAAGCCCCAGGTGAACACCCAGGGTGCCACTCTCGAGCCGGGCGTGTACGTGCTGGGCGATCACATCGTCAAGCTGCAGATGAACAAGGCCGGGACGAACGCCTACACCTCACGGTGGGTCGACATCACCGGTGAGCGGCTCAACGAGAACGACTCTCACATCAAGGGTGAGTGGAGCTATGAGCCTGGGCTCAAGGGCCAGCTGCGGCCGGAGCATCGCATGACCTACGAGCAGGCCAAGATGTTCACCCTGCGGTATCGTCAGTGCGTTAAGTGTGGGCGCAAGCTCAAGGCCGCCCAGTCGGTCGAAGAGGGCATCGGCTCGACCTGCAAGAAGTACTTCACCATCGCGGCGTGATCGCGTGGTGAGCTCGATGGGTGTTGGTGGTACATCACCCCGAGGGAGGAGCACACGATGATGATCGAACTTGACTTCCACCCATTCGCACGGGGGGCACGCAAGGTCCGCCCGGGCGTGTATGTGCTCGTTGACAACGAGGGCAACACCGTGGACACGGTCGACGCCACCGAGATGGGAAAGATCCTCATCGCCGAAGACGACGCTCGCCACGCGGAGGATGTGTGATGAAGAACACACTCGGCGACCATCTCGGCGACCACCTTCGCCGCGTCATCAAGAACTTCCAGATCGGCCGTGATGCATACAAGGCCGGTGCCATCATCACCTGCGGTCGGGACCTCACGGTCTGGCACATGCAGCAGCCAGAGGAGAAGTAATGGACCCCGTTAAGAAGAGCGAACGCAGTGGCTGGGGCGAGGGCGCCCGTGGTGCGCAGGCTGCTCGCCGCGCCGCCCGTGAGCCCAAGATCGAAGACGAGTGCATGTACTGCCACGGCATCGCCCCATCCGACGACGGCAAGACCGAGTGTGGGTGGTGCAAGTGAATGCACCTCGCATCCTCGTGCCAGAACTTCGCAAGGGTGACAAGATCATCCTTCGTGGATACGACGGTCGTGACTACGTGGACCTGCTCCTCGCTGATCCAGTCAGGTCACCCTTTGGTGAAGGAACGCGGTACCAACTCCAGCTCGTCGTGACGGGTCTGACGTCGAAGCCTGCATCCGCAAAGCTCCGCAGACTCATCGTGAAAGATTCCTAGGAACTCCTGACAGGTTCCCGGGTCTCCTGATACAATGAACCTACAAGGTTGATAGGAAAGCAAAGGGGACATAAGATGAAGATCAAAGAGGTGGAGTACAACTCGACCGGGCACTTCGAGCGGCTCGCGGCCCTGGTGTCCTGGGAGCACGCTGATCTCGCTGTCGACGGTATGGCCGCACGGCTCGTGGACATCCAGCGGGGAGTGCTCACTGACGTGGCTTACACGGCTGTGCCGACGTACCTCAATAAACACGTGACCTGCCGCAACATCGGCACGTACGTGGGGCGTGCGAAGGGCATCAGCCTTATCCTCGCCGTGCGCAAGTCAGTGCGTGAGCGGCACGCACGATGAAGACTTACGCGGAGCTCGTCAACGGTGATGTCATCCCGGACGAGAAGCACATCGAGCTGACCTACCTCAACTCACACCCTGCTCGCACTGGTGGGAAGTTGGTGGTGTACATGTTCAAGCGCATCGGTGGCGATGTCATCATGCGTTGGCAATTCCCGACCGACGAGATCGCACCCACAATCCCCGGCAACGATGCTGGGGTGCGAAGGTAAAGGGCCGGACCGAGACAGCGTCGTCTCGGCCGGCACCTGCCTTGCATATGATCCTGACTTGTGATATAATGTACCTACAAGGTTAATCGCGACAAGGAGAGCCAAGATGGATGATCGTCGGGACGCTGTGGAACTTCGCGAACTGCGCGAGGAGCCCGAGCTCGATGAGGACGACTTCGAAGAACATTTCACTCGCTGCTTCAAGCGCAGCTCTGCCAGCGCTCGTCGCATTATTGAGGGTGGCCGGGAGGACACGTGCTAAGTACTCACTGCCGCACGGGACCGCATCATCGACTCTGTCACGTGTACTATGGAACCGGGCCATGTGAGTGCCCGTGCCACCAGAACCCAGCACACCTCGCAAGCGTGTGTGCTGCACTCCGACCGTCATTCACTGAGACACTCGAGGAAGACAATGAGCAAGACGACAACGACTGACCTCAATCTCGTCGATGATATGAATGAGATCGACATCGTCGAAGCGATCAAGCAGTACGCCGATGCGTACTCTCGCCTCGGCCAAGCGAAAAGCCAGTACTCCGAGATCCTCAAGTGGGGGCGCGAATTCCCTGCCGCTCCACTCCCTGAGTATGTAGAGCGTGGCACTCCTCGTGAATGCTTCCAGAACTGCCTGAACATCGCCGACGACGCCAACCTCATCTACTGCGAAGGGTTTGCAATCCGCCCTTCACTCGGCATGCTCATCCATCACGCTTGGTGCATCGATCCTGACACCGAGGAGGTGGTCGACCCGACCTGGGAACGACCCGAGGAGTGCAAGTACTTTGGCATCGATCTCCAGATGAGCTGGATGATCAATCACGAATACACAGGCATGGGCCTCGAGCAGTTTCTCATCGAGAAGGACAAGGAAGAACAGGAGAAAGAACATCAAGACTAAGACTAACCGCATCCACGGAGCTCTCCTAGGGCTCGCCGCAGGTGACGCGCTTGGCGCCACCGTCGAGTTCTCCACACCGGAGAACATCATGAAGAAGTTCGGTGTGCATTGCGACATCATCGGTGGCGGTGCATTCAACTGGCGTCCCGGTCAAGGGACCGACGACACTGACCTCGCCATCGCACTTGCTCGAGTGTATGCTGATGGCTACAGCCTTGAGGCTGCAGCTGACGCGTTCCTCAAATGGTGGGATAGCAATCCACCCGACGTCGGCGGTACCACTCACGCCGCACTCACTCACTATTCTACGCACGGCAATCCCTACACCAGTGGACGAGCCGTGATGACGAAGAAGGCTGCGGGCAACGGCTCACTCATGCGTGCACTTGCCACTGGCCTCGTCAGTGGACTCGACTCGGTGACACGTGCTCGTCACGCCGCTGAGATCAGCGCCATCACACATGCTGATCAGCGTTGCATCGATGCATGCATCGTGTACACGTGCATGGTGCACTACCTCGTCAGCGGTGCGAAGCCTGCAGACGCCATCCGCTTCGCCAAGGTAAGTGTTCCCGCCGACTCACCGGTGATCGACATCCTCCATGAGGCGCCGAACCTCAGGCTCAACGACCTCAACCCAACTGGGTATGTACTACACTCGCTTGAGATTGCGGTCTGGGCACTCACGCAGACGAACACCTTCGAGGATATCCTCATCGACATCGTGAACCTCGGCGATGACGCCGACACGACCGGTGCGATCGCCGGTGGACTCATGGGTGCTCACCGCGGGACGCAAGCCATTCCGCTACGTTGGCTCAACAAGCTTGAGTACCGAGACGAAATCGAAAGCCTCGTTCCGCAACTCACTTAAGAAAGGAAAGAGAACATGAAGACCCGACGAGCTCCCTTTAACCGGGAGCTCATCATATGTCAACGACGAGTGCAGTACGCGCCGGCATACGGGTTCAGTTGGCGTGTGCCGGCATATGGATGGATCTCGTTGCTCGTTATCCTCCTCGCATCGAGTTGCTACTACGGCACGTCAGGTGCAGCCTCGCTTGGCACGCCTGACAACTGGTCACTCATCGGTCTCACGAACGATGAAGGCGATGTGCTCAACATCAAGGGCGACCTCCAGCGGGTCGATGTCACGACCGGCGAGAACCACGATGCGAACACGCGCATCGCCTGGGTCGTCGATGAAGGAGCTTACACTCGCAACGAGGTCTGTGCCACGTGGGACTCTCACACGGGCAGGATCGACCAGCCTGGGCTCATCGTGCACTTCGATGGCACGCACGGTTTCACCATGACCCAGAACATCTGGGCGATGGATCGGTCGGTCATCAACTTCCATGCCTGGGACCTCTCGAAGCCCGAGGCTCCGTTCACGCAGATCGGCTCGTTCCGGCCTGGCATCGGGGACGGTTTCGCTTGGCCGCTCCGCGCATGTCTCCGCGCAGATGGTCCGTTTCTGGATGGCAAGGTCTGGCCAGCCGGTTCCCCGGAGCCCGAGTACGGTGATCCAGCCTTCTCTGGTGGGGCTCTGATCACGAACATCCAGGGTCGAGGCGGTTGGTACGCCGGTCATGTGGCGCCCGGCGAGACCCTGACGATGACACTGCTCAGTGAAATCCACGCGTGAAAGTACACGCGAAACTTTCCTGGGAAACTTCTCACGATTCCTGACATGTGAACGACCTCCTGATACAATGGTCTTGTAAGGTTGATTGAGCGTCTGGGAGGCGCGACTATGACGAACGAACTTCGCAAGATTCTCGACGATGCCGTCGACATGGGAGCGAATCCGCTCTTCGTGAAGGAACTCAAGGGCGTCGTGAACTACGCGGAAGCCGCCGCGAAAGAGGAAGCTGCTCGGAAGGCCGCGCTGCCCGAGCTCACCGATGAGCGCAAGGCCGCCATCGCCGCCCGTCGGGCCAAGTACGCCGACCGCCGCCGCAAGAGCACCTGGAAGTACTGATCATGAAGCGTGAGCCACGTCCCACTCCCGTGTATGCATACGACCGCAAAGAGACCGACCCGTGCGAGGCCCTGACCCCTGGGTGCCCCGTGGATCACATGAAGTCCGCACCCGACACGCCGTGTGAGACTTGGTGAGCTGATCTTGTTGAACGGGCGGCACCGGCCCACGTCGGTGCCGTCCCTCCAATAAGATAAGTGCAAGGAGACTGTGACATGAATGATGACCGCCGTTCGACTACATCCGTCGTCCTCGAGGACGGCAAGACCGTGGAGATCATGCAGCTCAAGCGTCGTCCGCCGTACTCCAAGTACGGCAGCATGAAGGAGTGGAACTCCGGCACGCGGATCTATGTCAGCGAGGTTGGTGAGAGCGTGTTCGAGAATCTGGAGAACCGCTTCGGCCGCCCGGTGAAGGAGTACCGTGCTGCGGTGCTCGAGGCTCTTAAGAGCATCGGCATCACCGACCACAAGGTGTCCTGGTCACAGAAGGCCGGCTGCTCTTGTGGATGCTCGCCGGGCTTCATCCTGCGAGTCAAGGAAGGCGTGGTGCGCCACGTCGCGGAAGACGGCTTCACTCCCGTCGACATCTACGTGAGCATCGCCACGGGCAGCCTCGGCGAGTCCACCTCGCGCAACATCTTCACCAAGGAGACCACATCATGAGTCTACTTCGCATTCACAAGCCGAGCAAGCATGACGAGGCGCCCATCACCTGGGATGTTGTCGGCGACCTTCGTCGGCCGGACACCGACATCGGTGACGACAACTACGAGTACTCTACACAGGTCACCGATCGCGCTCGCGCTGAGTACATCAAGTTCGAGGAAGATCCTGAGAGCTCGTGCAGCTACTTCTACTGTGAGACCGAAGCCGGTGCGAAACGCATCGTCGAGATTGCCGACGAGGTTGCCCTCGAGCTCTGGCTGAAGGAAGCTACCGACAGGGTTAACCGCGCATTCAAAGCAGCACGCTAATGCGCTGGATGTACCGCATTCTCAAGTACACGAACGACGCCAGGGCGGGCCGCGTTGGTCGTCGTGTCGCACGACGTGCGTACGGTAAAGCAACCGGTCGACTTGCCCGGAAGCTGTTTGGATAGGAGAACTAATGAACGATGATGAACTTGCTGCGTGGCATCGTGCCGAGGCCAATAGGACGCACACCGCGCATACGAACCACGCACAGGAAGCTGCCCAACGTGCTGCAACCCAGCATTTCCAGAATGCTACCGAAGGTGTGCAGCGTGCGCAGCAGGCAGCCTGGGATCATGATGCTCGCATGAAGGCGCAGTACGGTGAAGTGGCGCAAGCGCATTCGACATACCAAGCGCGACCTACCCAGCGAAACTTCGATCGTCTCGTGCACACTCATCGTGACTACCGCAACACAGTGTACGGCATCAAGTCAAGCGAGCCTGTCGACCCGGGCAGGTTCCCACAGGCGCCTACGCACCACCACTGGTGGCAGATCTGGAAGCGATGATATGAGAGACATTGTGACTGCTATGCTCGAGTTCATGTTCGTGATCGGTGCAGGACTCCTTGGTGGCATCGGCTTCCTTGTGCTTGTCGCCTTGTGCACGTTCATCTGGTCATGGGTTTCATCGACCGCACAAATCATCTGGAGGAGATTCCGCTCGTGAGCAACCTGCCCCCGCCCGGTCCCGAGTATCCTGAGACACGACGCACTGGTGCACGAGTCATTCAACATCCGAATGGCTACAACATGTACGCTCTTGTGGCTCGCGATTCACATGGTAATCCCATGGTGATGTCACATGACGTCGACCCGATCAACCTCGTCGTGATGTCAGTGCAGATGGGGTACGGCCAAGCAATCAACCTCGGTACGACGCTGCCGACTGATCCCGGTGAACGTGAGCTGTGGTCCGCTGCTGTTGATTCATTCGATGCCGTGATGCGTGAACACAACAAACGACAAGCATCTCTGCATGATAATCCTCAAGCGGAAGCGGAAGCAGAAGCTAGCGCTGAAGCTACGATGGACAAAGACGACGTGGAAGCAGAACTTGCAAAGCAACTTCGAGAGCCAACACTCGATGTGTTAACTGACACGCTTCGTGCTGACATCATGAAGCACAACCCCGACGATGACGATCCTGAGGCAAGCGCGGAAGCAGGTGATCGACCAAGCAAGCCGCGTAGCCCAAGCGATGCAGCGGCAGCTGATATGCCTGATGAGCATGTCGCCCTGGACATCGATGTTGATGACCTGTCGGCTATCAACCAAGCACGTCTCGAGACTGGCCACCAGCCGGAACCACCTGAGGCAAGTACCCAGCTTAGCGATGCCGAATGGCTTGCACAACATCAAGCGAAGATCGACGAGATGCGTGCCTCGTATGGATTCACGGCTGAGCAGTACACCGCAACGATGCAAGCCGAACAGGCTAGGAAAGAAGCACGTGCAAATCTAGCTCCCACACCTCCGCCTAGTCATGCACCCGGCGAGATGTCTGAAGCCAAGAAGGCTGCGGAGATCAGCATGCGCACCTTTCCTGAATCGGCCGCTGCGGCCGATCGTGAACCCCACATCACTAAGGCTGCACGTGTAAGCAAGCAGCCAAAGCTCGGTAAGGTTCTCAAGCGCGGAGGCCGAGGTCGTAAGTAATCACCAGCGGGTTGGCATACCCGAGGTGTTCCCGGAATCATGATGCCAGCACCACGTCACTTCATTGACGTGGTAGAACTTCGCTCCCATGTTGGAGAGCTGCATCCAAAAGTCGAAGTCCTCACCGCTACATCCCACTCCCTCAAGAGGGGGTGGGAAGTGGCATTTCTGGGCAAGTTCATTTCGCACCAGCGCCGTGATCGGAAAGGTGTGAGGAACTGCAGGATCCCACTGTCGCCCACGGTTTCCTCTGATCGGGTCGGACCCACCGACGACTTGGAACCATGGCCACACGACATCCGCATCGGTCTCGACTTGCGCTTGCACCAGCACCTCGAGGTGACAAGGCAACAGCTCATCGTCGTCATCGACGAACGCTACCCAGTCCGTTTGAGCCTGCCTGAGTGCACGCGTACGGGTCGGTCCAGCGCCTTCCTTCAGGTAGTCCAGCGCTACCGAGAACCCTGTAGCGGGGTGAGTCTGAGCGGCCGCAGATGCCATCATGCGTTGGAGCAAGGCGTGCCGTGGCGGGATCGACGGTGTTACGACAGTTATCTCATGCATCCTGGCGTTCCTTCCAGGACTGCCCAGCGGTTGAACCCGCGTGGTAATGACAGCGCCACGTGCGCTCTGGATGATGGACGAACCTACATCCGATGTCGAGGAGCGCAAGGTGCCCACCCCAATCCTCGCAGTCCTTCCTTGGCCAGGCTGCTGAACCTGGCTGGGGATAGCCGCCAGACCGCTCGAGAAGAGGGCGACGGACGAGCGTAGTAATCGGTATGAAGGCGTGGAGGCGGTAGTGCCGCTCCTGCTCGGGTCCAAACTCCACGCCCATCGGATGGACGAGGTTTCCGTTGTGCATCGTTGCCAAAGCATCGGGTCGCTGCGGCGTTGCGTCAGGCCAGCCTACGAGCTCGAACCATGGGTAGACCAGCCCGGCCTTCTGCTCCACCATCGTGGTGAGACACGCCTCGAGGTGCTGAGGTAGAAACTCATCATCATCATCGAGGAAGGCGACGACATCGGTCGAAGCCATCTGCCACGCAGCGTTGCGAGTCGTTGCAGCACCAAGCCCGTGCTCATCTTCCATGATAATGACATCATCGGCTGGATGAGTCTGCCGCGTCACCGACTCCAGTGCCCGCTCGAGCATGTCCCGACGAGTCGGGATCGTGGGAATGCAGACGGTGACGGAGGGCAGCTTCATTGAGTGGTTACCTGCTTACGACTCGCGATGAGCCAGTGAAGGATCCAGACGGGCGACCATAGGCCGCACGTAAGTATCGTCAGTGTGAGATGCAGCGTCGTCGCGGTCGATGTAAGACCTGTCTTGGTGACGACGCGTTCGTTCACGGCGCGTTCGGCGGAGTGTACCCGCCGCCCAGGCCGGTGTTCGGAGTCGCGAGCCGCACGGGATCAGACACGCCGTTGCCGGCAGGCTTCCACACCATCTTGTACGCCGTGTGCGAGACACCCGCGACGGCCAACCACGCGACGATGAGAACCTGCCAGTTGAGCTGACCATCACCACTGACGAGCTGGTCGACGAGAGCGGCGAGGAACGCCAGCGCGAAGTTGACCGCGGACTTGAGAGCCGGATGCGCGTCGAGCTTGGTGAGCAGCCCGGTCAGCAGCGGGATGAAGACGGCCGTGATGAGCAGAAGCGCATTGTCCATCACCCACGGGACGAGGCCCATTGCATCTTCCATGTTCTTTTCTCCAATCTGGAATGGTATGACATATCGTACCACAGTGTCTTCACTTCCGACATGACCGTCGTCAGTGAGAAGCTGCCCAGCGCTGCCCATCTCGTCCGGCCGCTTCGATCGTCCAGGGAGACTTTCCGATCGATGTGGAGACGTGGTGTTCAACACCGAGGCCATGAAGCATCCCGACCTTGTGGCCGCGGGCGTTTGCTTCCCAGATCATATCGTCGTCGCCATACCAGATCTCGTAGCTCTCGTTGATCGCAGTCCACATGCTTGGTCGGGCGATAAACGCCCATGCCGAGAAGGCATACCGGTTTCCGGCCTGGTGACTGACAGGCGTAACGCTATAAGGCGGTCTATTGACCGCTGAAGTCTCTGCTACACCTAGTAGGGCGTAGTCCGGTGTACCGTCCAGCGCGTCGTGTAGCGAGATCTCGAAGCCATCTGGCAGAACGATGTCGTCGTTCAGAACCAGGGCGTATGCTCCCACCTCGCCAGCCCGACGAACGCCCTCGTTCCACTCGTGATAGATGTTCAGCCCAGGACGATGGAACACGTAGACATTCTTGTGTGCTTCGTACACACCTACGTGATCAGGAACCTCAGGCGAGTTAACGAAAAGCTCAACAGCATCGATGCGGTGACGAAGATACTCAACGATGTCATCAAGATCAGTCGAGAGGCCGATCGTCGGAATACACGCACGAACCTCAGGCATGTCACGTCCCGTCGAGGTGAGGATGAAGCGTCACGAAGTCGTTCACGAGCAGGTGCCCAGGAATCTCTCGAGGACGATCATCGTTGTCGTACCAGACACTGGCCTGTGAGACTTGATCTTGATTTGTCCAGCGCACTTGCTCAGCCAGCCACTGCTGCCCGATGATCTCGCGACGAGGTCCCCACTCAGGATACACGATGAAGCCCGTGGCCCACAGTCCCCAACGCTCAGGATGCCCAAGAGTGCGGTAGTGCTGGGCCTGCGCCTCGATGGGCTGGGTGTAGTACTTAGGAAGCGTCGCTGAGAATGCAGCTTCGGTGTAGATGCAGTCACGTGCAGGATGGATGAATTGATACACCGCCTCGAAGCCGTAGTCATCTTCGATGAGAGGCGTGGCGGCCATCAACCGTGAGAGAGCCTGCACATCCTTGAGGAGGAAGGATCCATCCATCCACACAACGCGCTCAGAGCCGGAGGTTGCCCACTCCCAAGGATTCGTCTTGGGTACCTTCGCAGCCAGCCGTGGATGAGTCAGATCAGAGCGAGGCTGAAGTACAACCTGCCACGTGGGCGTGCTTCGAAGATGTGGGTTGTCGGTGACGCAGATAAACTCCACGTCAATGCCCAACTGAGGAGGCTGCTCTTTGAGAGAGTCATAGTCGCCAAAGATACCCGTGACGACGGAGATCATGGACGGTAGCTCTCTACTGCCTCCACCAAGCGATCGTGATCGAAGACGGGGTGCCATCCACCTAAGAGATCCCAGCCAGCACCGTGAGCAACGTCGTGATCAGTCGAGCGAGTGCGCTCACCCTTACGCCGAGGAAGATGCTCGATGCCAGACTTACCACCCGTAATCTTGATGACATCCTGTGCAACCTCAAGCACGGACTGGAGGTAGCCCGTCCCGGCGTCGAAGACCTGTCCGTCCTTGAACTGCATCGCTGCGACCAGCATCCGTGCGACATCATCGACGTGCACAAGGTCAACGCTTAGTGAGCCATTACCCCAGATCGGAAGCTTCTCACCAGCCCACGCCTTAGTAGCAAAGGTGGGAATAATCTTTTGTGGGTGATCAGATCCCCACGCTTGTCCTGGGCCATAAGCATTGTACGCCCGAACGTAACTCACACGAAGACGCTCCGCATGTCGCCATGCTTCGCTAATGTCCATCGCGCACGACTTCGTCGCAGCATAGAGCGAAGGATTGACGCGCGGCATGGTTATCTGCGTGAGACCGATGTTGTGCTTAGCGCACGCCATCGTGACGTTAAGACTTCCGGTCACGTTCACGTTCACAGCGCGTTCAGCTTGCGCAATCAGTTCATGTGTGCCAAGCAAACCCGCGAGATGGATGACATGATCAACATCTGCTGTTTCGAGCAACACATCATCGAAATCAGTGACGTCATGTCCCGTTGCGCGATCAAATGAAACCGGCTCGTGTCCTTCAAGTCGAAGCCGGTCCTGAGTGTAGCGCCCAATCCAGCCACTACCGCCAGTTACGAGTACCTTCACGACGTAAGCACCTTATCTCTATGGCAACGCTCACAAGCGTCGAACGGACCTTCATGGAAACGTGTATGCGCAGCCTTCTGATGAGAATTAGGTTTCGCATCATAGCGATTATGGCACCGGTAGCACAGCTCCCGGTAGTCCTCACGTTTAATACTGTAAAGACGGCCACGTCTCACACCGAAGATATCAGCTCGATCACCACGTCCATGAATGAGTGCCATCGTTGTGCGTTTATGTTCACCGCACTCTTCACAAACATTCTTACGCGTCTTGAGATGTCGAGTATGCGCAGCTCGATAGCCTACGGCTTCACCACGCCACACATGATTATCTGCACCGTATCGCGGGACACCTGGGTTCTTCACACGAATGTTATGACCACGAACCCACTGCTTTCTTGTGCGGCCGCCACATCCACAAGCGCAAAGATTCACAGTGTGACCTCAGTGAAACCGTGATTATGCTCAAAGACTACCTTTGGGTAGTCACCGAGCAACTCCTCCACGGCCTTCCGTACCGGGAAGGGAGGCTCGCTTCCGGGAGGATGATGATCGAAGGTATGCACGTTGGTGTCATGGAACGCCATCACGCCACCCGAGCGAATGAGTGACTTGTATTTCGTGATCTCGTCGACGGTTTGCTGATACCCGTGGTACGTGTCGATGAAGACGAGGTCGACCGCGTAGAGCGGCAACTTCATCATGACCTCATCGGAGAGATCGTCACCTTCGATGAAGGTCCATCGATCGGACTCCAGACCATTCCATTGCTTCGCAACATCGACTGACCAGAGGTGTCCCCCGGTCTTCTCGAGTGCATGAAGCAATGCGATCGTCGAGTTCCCATAACGAACCCCGAGCTCAATCACTTGCTGCGCGTTCAACCGCACAACGAGATCATGAAGCTCGGTGAGATGTTCGTTGATGTCGGAAGGAACGGTGACGACGGTCTCGAACAGCTGCGTGAGGTTCACGACGCAGTCGTGGTGGTCATGGTGCCGTTCGTCTTCTCCCGATGAATGGCAGCCAGACCGTAGTCACTGAACTCTTTGGCCACACCCGCAGGATCGGTCACGATGTACACCGGCTTCGGATGATTGCCATTCGAGACGACAGCAGCGGCCGCCTCCTGCGTCATCTGGGTCCGACGCTGACCACACGTTCCACACGCCATCACACTCTCCTATGTTGACTCGACGTACGACGATCGTATCAGGCTACAGAAGACGTAGCAAGAGGATGATCACGACGATGATAGCGATGACGATAACGATCGTACGAGCAGTGGGATCCATGTTCTCTCCTACTTCTTACGACTCTTCTTCTCAGGAGGTCGCACGTCGGCATCCGAATTGATGTTCCACGGATGATGAACAGATTCGTTAACGAAGTTACCGTAGCCCTTCACTTCATAAGGAGTAGTGCTGGTGTAAATCGTACCTGTATCGGACTTGGGATCATAGTGGCCGATGTCAGCTTCATCGTTGTGGACGTTCACCTGGCCATTACGAGTCGATGTGTGAAGCTTGATGCCACGATCCTTCGCCACACTTTCGATGGCTTCACCGTGCGTGGCTTTGCCCGACTTCACCATGTCGCTAGCATTCTTACTCGCCGAGAGACGACTCTCGGGATTCGCCTTGTCCGCATCACCGCGCTTCTTAAAGAGCAAGTACTGCGTGGCGTGTGAACCGTGACCCTGCCCCTCAGGAAGCGGCTTGCCACTTATGGTCTTGCCGTGTTCCCCAGTGACCGGCGAAACATTGCGATTGCCGCCGCTCTTATCAGGGAACTTACCGCCTCCGCCGCCACTACCTCCACCGCCGCTACCTTTACCCCCAGCAGCTCCAGCGCCACTGCCGCCTGAAGGCTTAGTAGCACCTCGACCACGGCCGCCCTTAGTGTACTGGTTGTTACCATTCCCGATGAACTCCTCAGTGCGACGCTTGATCACCAAGGTCCCGGGAGGGTAAGGAGCGTTCGCCATCTCGATGTGTTCCTCGGTCGGAACACCGGCGGCGACAAGTGCAGTCCACGGACCATCTTCACTCGCCATTGCGGCACGCATCTGCGGGATTGGGAACCCAGGAGCGTTCACGCAGAGCACAGCCACCAACCGGAGCTTTCCGGCGATGCCGCGCCAATCGCCCGACAGCGACACACCTCGACTCAGTGTGCTGAGCTGCTCTTCACTCACGGTCGGTCGAAGCGCACCCGCGATCCAAATGCCGAACTTATCTTCACCCGAGGTGACATCGGCAACAACCAGTCGTGGGTCATCATAGTGAGCAGCAGCCGGCACTGCACCCAATCGAGCAGCGGCATGTCCTACACCCAGGGTGATTGGGCCAACCGAGACGCTCTCACCTTCCTCGGTGATGAGCTCGTGACGAAGATAGTAGGCGTGCTCCCGCTCACGAGGCGGGGTGATGCACCGGTCGGGGAAGGTCGTGTGGCAGGTGCTCCACAGCGCCATGTGGCCGAACACTCGACCCTCATCGGTCACCGTGAAGCGCGTCGCCCGATCGAACTTGGGGTTACGGAACCAAGCACTGGGCGGATGAACCGCGACTGCGCTCGAGGCGACGATGGTATCTTCAGTGAGCGTGATCGGATCAGCGTCAGCTGCGACCGTATCTTCCTCGATGTCCAGCAGCTGGAGTCGACCCTCAACGAGAGCGGGAAGCCGACACGCAGTCACGCCACGGATGCGACCCTTGTGGAACACCTTCTTCTCAGGCTCACCAACGACGAACGTTGGAGTCACACCATCGACATCAGCGGACGCTACAGGCTTCTCTGCGGGGAAGACGATCTCCACGTTGGCAACCGAGTCGACGTCGACCGACAAACCGCCTGCGTACCCACCCCGGACCTGTCGCGTGAACTCGCGACCATGCTCTGAGCCCAAGTCGATGACGCCCCATGCGTCGATCTTCGCCTTGCCATCATCGATCGGAATCCGCTCGATGTGATTCACCCGACCGACGGTAACGCCCTCTTCGTGCTGGGGCAGATCCTTCGGCTGCCAGCTCAGAAGGATCAAGCTCGACTCGGGTTCCTCCCAGCTAAGTGACTCAAGGGCGAACTCCCGGCCATCACCGGTCTCACTGCCCTCGACCACCATCGTAGCGAACCACGGCTGGACAGGATGACTCTCTTCAGCAGGTACATCCTCGAGCGCCATGGCGAGGTACTTCGGGACGCACTTACCATTGAGCATCCGCTTACCTTCCGGGCACTCATTCTCCTTAAGACGACCATCCTTCGGAGTACCGGGCGATGGATCACCAAACGCCTCAACACTCTCGATGGCGGTCGTAGCGATATGGTCGCTCGTCATCGAGAGCGCCTCCTCTTGTGCGTAGAGTGCAGCAAGTTGATTGTTCGCTGCTTCCTCGGAGGGATGACAGCCTTCGACCTCACCGTCCGAGTCTTTCACGACGGCCCACGGTCGTGACACGGGACAACTTCCGCTGTCCGCTTGAATGTGCCAGGGCACGCTCACCTCCAGGTTCGAGCGCTAGATAATGAATTGCTTAACATCGCATCCTTCACGCAATGCCACGTACGATGACATGCGCATCCGGAAGCGACCGTGATCTCCCCAACCCGTACCCCAAGAGTTTACACACTCAAGCACTGAGTTGTTGATGTCTTCATCGTCGATGTGAATCCCGAGAACTTCGATCTCGTGACCACCTGCGATCGATGATTGCTCCCAGCCAGCCGTGTCGATGAATCCTCCGCGGTCAGGTTCGAAGAACGCCTCAACCCATGGCATTCCGAGAAGCACAGGACCCGACTGGATCATCGAAGCGAAAGCGTGAACCGTGGTACCCCAGTGATAACCCGTGATGATCCCAAGCTGCTTAAGATGTCGGCAAATACCGAGACCGCTCGAGCCATCATCGTTCGGAGGAAAGTTCCCCACGTATGCATCACGCATAGATGCGCCACTGTAGAAGCTGAACCCCCAGATGTTCGCTTCATCTACCGTGAGTGTGTTAAGTCCGAGCTGGTTGATGAACGGCTCAGTGACCAACGCTCCGGCTGCTGCGAATCCCGTGCATGCTCCGATGCGCCACTGCTCAAGTGCATCAAGGGCACGCATCCACTGCACTGACTTCAGCTTTTCAGCTCGAGGCGCTCGGTAGTTGAGAGACCGGGAGTCGAGCTCTTGATGCCGTCCCAGGGGATATGCATCGGGTGCAGAGCTAGGAAAGTGCGTGTAGCGAATTGTGGGCATGAAGTGTCACCTCCAGGTACACTCTACCATCGATGAGAAGCCTGCGATCAACCTTCGGCAAGACGATTGATCTCGGCGTCAATCTCCATGATACGCCTATGCTCTTCTTCACGATCAGTCACAATCTCAAAAGTGAAGTCGCTCCAGACACGATCCTCAGCTTGCTTAGCGGTTCCTTCAGATTCTACATCACTCATGTTATCTCCTTACTCAATCATGGTGAACTGAAGTGCACCACTCTGTGATCTTCCGAGATACTGCATCTTCGTGTTTCGTGGGAAGAGCAGCTCGTGCTCATAGTCAGTGCCTGCCATTGTCCGCTTACCAGGATGCACTGCGATCTCCATCAAAGTTCCGCTTGATCCAGCGAAATCCTTGGGCTTCTTATCATAGATGGAGGTCGACATGAATCCGCGCTCAGTGATGACGTCGCCAGGCTGCAACTTCTTCAGGTCCTGTGAGTACGAACCACGCACTCCACGGTGCACCACGATGGGCTGACTGACTGTGGTTCCATACGTATGGAATGCGCTATCCAGGTTCTTGATGTGTTTCGCAGCGGTAGCTTCCCCGCCATAGGGCAACTTACCTTCGCGAGCAAGAGTGTTGATTGGGCCATAACTTGAACCCGTGTATGCACTGTGTGCCTTAAGCTGCGGTCCGATGACGGGATCGTCCCAGGCGCCGGGCTTGTGCTTTGCGTCCGTCAAGTCGCTTCGGAGTTTACTTTGCGTGAGTTCAGCATTCTTATTCGCTGTCTTACGAGTCAGTGTGTACTTACTCTTAAGCACAGCAGGTACTTCAGGAGCTGAAGAAGGTGTAATGTCCAGTCCGCCAGGGTTGAGCTTGATGCCGCCGCCTCCGCCCGACTTCATCGAAGGAACGTCGGACGAAAGACCGCCACCGGGCGTAGGCTTCGACACTCCCGCATTCTTATTGATGCGCTTGGAGGCCTTCACCTTGACGTAGTAGGCCTTCTTCTTGAACTCAGCGTCGGAGAGTGTGCCGTCCTTGTTCGCCTTTGTGAGCGAATACAACTCGTCATACTCAGCAGGGTTGAGCTGCGTCTCCTTCACCTCACTCGGCTTAGTGAACTTCTTAGCCGGTGCAGGCGCGTGCGACTTGGGTGTCGACGACGACGATCCTGTACCACCCGAAGCAGAAGGCATTGCATGAGTCTTCGTTACCTCATGCTTCTGGTAGACGTAAACATTCTTATCAGCGGTCTGTACATACACCGAGTTGCCGTATTCGGCAGTGACCTTGCCCTCGCCCTTCGGGGTCATAACCCGGTCACCCTTCGTGACCGGTGTCGATGATGGTTTCGCTTCAGGCGGTTTCGCTGTCGCTGACGACTTACCAGGCTTCACATCTTGGTGACGATATACATCCTGTGAACCATCATGATGCTCAACGAGCACGCCCTTGTCGTTCTTCTTAATGACGTGCCCGGGACCACCGGGTGTATCAACCGCTTCACCGGGATCAATCTTCGTTCCGGGCTTCGATGTCGTCTTAGACACCTTGTCGATCGGGTGCACCTTGATGCTTCCGTCGGAATGCTCGATCATCACGTTCTTGGTGTCACTGCCAAGAACCTTACCTTCACCAGTAGGAGTCTTAACCGTATCACCCTTTGAGATCAGGGTGTTCGCTGGCTTCGTAGGACCTAGTGGCTTAGCATCCTTCATCCCTGAAGAAGGAGCATACGAAATCTTGGGTTCTGCTGACTTCTTAAGCTTGTCCTTGTGGATGATGCTCGCATCGCCTGATGGTGATGTAACGATGAAACTATCACCACCGATCTTCTCGGCAACGGTACCCTTACCGCCTGATGGCAAATCGACGGTATCGCCGATCTTAACATCACTCGTCGGAGCAACCTTCTTATTATGACCGGCGTATCCCGGTTCTTTCCACGGAGGCGTGGGAGTCTTCTCAGGTTCGAGCTTCTTCTCCGCACCACCAGCTCCGCCACCGCCGCCTGACTTGTTGATGCGCTTAGACGCCTTGACCTTCACATAGTAAGTCTTGTACTTTGCTTCCTTGTCACTGAGCTCGCCGGCCTTGTGCTTGGCCTGAATGTCTGCGAGCTCAGCAGCCTCCGCTGAGTTCAAGCGTTTCGTGTCAACGTGAGCAGGCTTAAGAATCTTCTTCTCTCCACCGCTTGCGCCACCACCACCTCCCTTCGGCGCAAAGCGTCCGTGATTATCTCGGTGGTAGGGATCACCGGGTTTACTGAACATTTCCAGCGCACCAGCCGATCGAATCGACTGGAGCGGAAGGTCAGCGAAGTGCCACGTCAGTGTGCAACGGCAGTTGATGCGTTCATCTGCTGGAGCATCGGGATCCCCCGGGTAATCGAACTTCGCACCACCCACTGTGAAGGGCATGACGAAGTCAACGGTCTGACCGTTCGCAGCTGCATGTGAAAGCCTCGTACGACCATCACGTGTAGCAAGCCAGGTCTTCTGTGCAGGAGCATCTTCGCCCAGCATCTCAAGTTGCTGCATCGCTCCGGCATTCGATGCACCGATGACTTCAGTCCTGGCGATCATTCGAGCTCGAGTGTCAGTCGTACTCAGAACTTCCTTCACCCGAGCCGACAGCTGCTGGATCGAGTCACCCTTCTGCATTCCCATGATCAGCTGATCACGGGTACGCTCCCACATATCTTCACCCACGCCAACAAGCTGATTCGCGGTCTGCGTGAGGAAGAGCTGCGCCGCTGGATGTGAGGCGTCCCAGAGCACAGGCGCCTCGAATGAGATGCTCTCCAGCACGGCGTCCGCCGCTGCTCGCATTGTCTTCTCGAGCTCAGGAATGATGACCTGCTGGATCTCCCTACGCCACGCACGCTCGATCCGAACTAGGTCGTCTAGGGCAACCGTACCGGCTGGCAGAATCGGGGTGACTGGGGTGACTGGAGGTTCATACGAAGGAGGTGGACCGGGTTCAGGCAAAGGCTCTGCAGCAGCGGTAAGACTCGAGACCTGTTCCTCGATGGAGTGAAGGTGCGAGGCTTCCTGCTCATAGGATTCTGCTGGACGAAACGCATCGTCAGTGAAGCGTTCATGGAGCATGCGTGACCACCTCAGCATTGAACACCTCAGCGCCCAGTGCACTGCGGTCAGACTTACCTGTGATCCGGATGCGGGTTCCTCGATTGAGAATCAGCTCGCCCTGCTCCTTCATGCCGCCAAGCACAGGCGTTCCTGCAGGAACCTTGATGTCGAGACGCACATTGCCGAACTCGTATCCATTCGCCGATGTCGAAAGATACCCATCATCGACCATCTCGGCACCAGTCCCGGTGCTCAAGCCTGAGTGACGCTGAAGACTTCGTGTGACTGTGACGTCCTTCGTCGAACGAACACTTGAGGTATGAAATGCTTCATCCATACCCTTGATAGCTTCAGCTGAGTTTGCATCCATCTCACGCTGGCCACGAAGGGAGCGATTCATCCCTTCGTACCCGCCACCCATGTAATGAAGGCGTGCACGCTTCGTCTCATCAGTTGATGATTCCTTGAAGTGCGCCTGCGCCTCGAAGCTCAAGTCTTCCGCACTCCCAGCGTCGACAACCTTACCGCCGTGACCATGTGCACGCTGGTCATGATCACCACCCAGGTGAAAGATCTCAAACAAGGAGGTAGTCACTCGCCTCACCACCAAACGCGATGCGGATGCGATCGAAGACAATCGGACCCTCAAGTTTCAACGCATCATCCAGCGCACCGGTGAGAGCATTCGAGTCGCCATAAGCCAAGCACATGTGCGCGACCCAGGGGAGGTGCTGTTCAGGTGGCTCCCAGTCGAAATCTTCATCGAGGTTGAAGAGCAACCGCCGCACGTAGTCATGCATATACTCGAGTGCTTCCCCACCTACCGAAAGGTTCAAGCTGGGTGTGTCTGACTCCGCATTCCAGACACTTGCTCCGAAGACCTTACCTTCGATGTTCGGAGTGTGATCAGCAAGTCGAAGGATCGAACCGCTAAGCGCTGCGAGGACGTGATCCGGTATGAACTCAGTGTCACCGAGATAAGCAAGCGTGACGTGAAGTGAATCCACTTCCTCAGCACCGGGAAAAGGAAGCATCCACTTCTCAGGATCCTTCGGCACAAGGGCGATCATTGCGCCAGTATGAGGTTCACCTGTTGTGGAATCGACCTGCGGTGGTCCGGCAACAGACGCAGCAGTTAGTGCCTCACTCGTTCCCGCCTTTATCGCCCGTCGCAATGATCGCCCGACCAGTGCATCGAAGCGTTCAATCAGAACATCAAGTTCTTCATCAGTCAGCGCAGTCGGCACATTCGACCTCGTCGTTCATGAAGCGTACCAAACTCGAACGATCGTATGGGGTGTCGCTGCTAAGAACGGTGCGACAGTATCCTGTGAGCTTACTAACCGTTACGACGGGATCATAACCCACGTCACTCAAAGTTTCGAGTGCATGAGTGAAGACGCCCGCGAATGGATCGCCCTTACTCCCGCCCTTTGTTCGGTTCCTCGCGATGTCGAGCGCTCGACGTGCATGACCCTCAAGCACCATGATACGAGCAAGATCAGCTCGTTGTGGTGAAGCACCACTGGGAGCGGAAGGCACATCGCCCTTCGTGTCAGGAACGACCGTCTCGGCATCGTCAGCGGGAGGAGGCACATCAGGCGAACCCGACGCCTCAGGAGATGCAACGTCAATCGGTTCAGGCGGAGGCGCAGGTTTCATTGACTCAGGAACCTCAATACCCAGACCCTCAAGCGCACCAGGCGCAAGCTGTGGATTACTAAGCAGTTGCTTAAAGGCCCAAACCGCAAGTTCCTTTTCATCAGGAGCATCCGACTCAGCGAAGCCCTGCTCACGACGAAGCGAGTCACCACCGAGTTCACCACGGTCATACAAGTCCATGGCAGGCTTGGTCTTATCGGGCTGGACCTTGAGGTCGGATGTATCAGCGACAAGGACGATGCCTTCAGTATCCTCGCCCATTGCTTCCAGCACTGGGTGAAGATAGCTTCTCGTTAGGTCGCCCGTGATGAGCTGAAGCAGAGGCTCCGCATGCACTGTGATGGCGGACTCTTCGATCTGCCACGCACCCCAGTGATTCATATCGCCCATGCCCATGACGACTTCAGCGGGTACGTCCAGAGCTGTGGCCACGCGCTTTTGCGCCGACTCCCGCATCTCGAGAATCTTATCCGAGAGCTCGGTCGACCAGTTGATCAGCTTGAAGCTGTCGACGTACTCAGCGGGCACCTCAACGGGTATCGGGACGATCTGTGCAGCAGTTCCTGGCGATCGAACCGCTGTCATCATGACCTGCATGACCTCGGTGATGAACGGATGCTGTCCCTGTGTTTCCGTCGGAGCAGTTGGAAATCTTGCCTCCTGGGGAAAGACCAAAATGCCTGCACCCGCGAGCCTCGAGACGAGCGTCGCATCAATGTACTGGTTGATGCGACGGAGCTCGCGGAGCGCTCCCAGCGCCGAGTGTGTCGGGCTGTCAGGCTGCCAGAAGAAACGTGCATGTGGTCGCCAGAACTTAACGACCATCGTCTTATCTGGAGGAAGTTGTCGCCACGCACCTTCATCATAAGCGAGTTCATAGATCGCCGGTGACACTGGTGTGGCAGGCTGCTTCATGCGGATGACGTCTTGGCTGACGACACGCCACGAGGATCCACCACTTACATCCTCGGCGAGCGCTTCGGAACCTACGAGGTATCCAATGCCAGGAACTGCAAGCTGCACTGCAAATGCTCGCAGGAGTTGTGACTGACCATCCATCCCGCCAGCAAGTTCTTCAACCGCGTCAGCAGCAGGACCCTCCTCGATGATCTCGGGATCGGTCTCACCACCTACAACTCGAGCAGCTCGCAGTCTTGCCTTGCTTACGAGGTTCGCAACCCAGGAAATTCCATAACGAAGTGCCTCACCATCAGGCCCATCATAGAATTCCCACGCCTCGTTCTGCCAGTTCGATCGGTTACGAGCGGGATCTTCAGTTCGTGCCCCCATCAAGGGGCGTGATGCGGCGACGATCGCGCCATCGTACATCGAAGTGAGTGTCCCATCCGCACCCGGCAGCACAACAACCTGCGCCTCAGAGCGCTCACTCACGGTTCAGTCCCTTCACAAGGTTGGCGTGTGTCAGATCAAGAATTCCGTAGATCATACCCGTGAGGCCAGAGATCAATGCGCCCATCGGGACAAGCAGCACTGGCACGTCGAGTTGAACTCCGACAAGCCAAGCACCCAACACAGTAAGTAGTGTGACCCAGAAACCCGTGCACCACCAGCACGTCAGTAAGTACATGATGGAACCGCCATCAGCAACACGATCGAGAATGTAATCCCGAGCGTAAGCAACAGGCGGCAGGTGTGATTCCACGATCACGTATGTGATGTACACGGCTGCCATCACCGTGATCAATTCATTCACTGGAAGACACCTCGATCCTTAAGCAGGGATTCTAGCAATTCGGTCTCCTGCGGGGAAGCATCCACAGGGATATCATTCCACGTGTGAATCCTCGAGGCAGGCAGTGTAGCATCCATGATGCCGCCTTCCCAGAATGCCATGAGCAAAGCGTCCGCACGGTCTGGGCTTCGACCAAGCCGTGCACTGACATCTGCCTTAGCCTCGACCTTCACCCGACCTCGTGAGTCGATGATCTGATAGTTCGACTCGGTAAGTTCCTGCAGCGTGTCGTCATCGACTTCTCCGAGATCCCAGGCCTTCGTGCGGGCTAGTTCACGTCCGTTCCAGTGCATCTCGGCTCGCTTGTTGAGGAACCGTACCTTGTTCCGTTCTGTGGGTGATTCAGCCGCATTGAACGGCACTACGACCGCCGCGTGCGTCGTATCAGGCAGTGTCGGTTCGTGGAATCTGGACAACTCCTTGAGTCGACCGCATAGACCCCAGCCGATCCCAATCACGTCCACTACAACGCGCTCAGTCTCCCAATCCTGAAGCACTGCAGCAATCTGGCCAACCAATTTCATCGGGTCAGCCTCGTTCCAGATCATCTCACGACCTACCCAACCGCCGATGCGTTCACGCAACACAGTGCGGTCTCCACCACCACCAACATCCAGACCGGCGCACCTCGCACCTGCGCTTGGGAGATCGACGTTGCGGCACTCCAGCGCCCAGGTGTACGGGATGACGCCCGTGTCCGAATCGATTGGGAATCTGCCGTCGATCTTAGAAATGTAGAGAGCGGAACCTACTCCCCACGACGACGCCTTCTCATTGACCCACACGGGTGAGATGAGCGAGTCCGCAACGATCTCGGACACTGGCTCGCCGGTGAAGTTGGGGGTGTGAGCGGCAGCGATGTGAATTGAATTCCAGCCAGAATTGGGCCGACAAACTCGAGCGAATTCCCCGTGAGGGTTATCCGGGTTCCCGATGGCAAGGATTCGAGAATGTTCGTTAGCTGTAAGAGTTGAAGCTGCGTCCCAAAGAGACTTCTGGATTCCGCATGCCTCATCCAGTACAACGAGGACGCGACGTGCGTGAATACCCTGAAAAGCTTCATCATCGTAGTCAGCAGGCTTTCGTCCTAGTGCGATAAGTTCATTCCCCACATACCACTCTGTGAGGTTCATGCGACCTACGAGGTTGCCTCGAGCATGCAGGCGGTTCAACTCACGCCAGAGAATAGCACGCACCTGAGTGTTCGTCGGAGCCGTGGTAACTAGGAAGGCCTCACCAACCGGCCTCGTGGAGATCCACCATACTCCAGTGGCAGCAGCGGTGAGGCTCTTCCCAGACTCATGACAGCTATGGACTGTGGTGAGTCGGTTGTCCCGTACCGACTCGATGATCTGCCGCTGCTTCGACCACAAGTCCACGCCGATGGCGTCGTGGCACCACTGCACCGGGTCCTGCTCATACATGAGGGACTTGGGTTGAAGAAGATCCAACGCAGACATAAGAGCAGCCTGTGCTAGCTCAAGATCGTCCGCGAAGTCGCTCACGTGGCGTAGTTTATCTCACTTAGCGTTGTGTACCACGGCGAGCCTCAATCGAGCTCGTTTGCGAACGCTTCACGGACTGCGTCATCATCCTCGAGCATGTACCGGAAGTCGATCACCTCGTCAAGATTAAGAGGTGAGATCGTACCCACGGTGTACAAACATCCCATAGACATCAGTGCCTGGGCAACAGGAAATGGTACAAGTCGAGATGAAATGATGTGACACTGGGGGCATGTGAAGACGTAACTTCCGTCATCTCCGAGTTCTTGCACATACACGTGCACCTCGTCGATCGTGAGCATGACATCAGCATTGCATACACTGCATATGGCTCGAATCGTCGGGTATGAGAACATCGCCTCTCCGAACATCACCTCTCCTAACTCTTCAAGTGCATTCGCGGTCTCATGCAACGAGTTCCGCAATGTGTACAACTTCGA